GTTCTGCGTTGCTGTTCCACTGTAATTTTTAATTCCGTAACTTGTCGCTAGTTTTTTGCGATTCGCAAAGCTGGAATCTAGTTTATTCATATTCATGTAATCAACTAATCCCAAGCTGCTATTACTTTGCGTATTTGGCTTAGCTGGAACATTTGCACTAGCCCCTTTACCAAAGGTATCTGTTCCATATCCTTTGTATTCAAATTGCAAGTGCGGATTGTCAACAAAACCGTCCCAATCACCACCCCAAGTGAATCCTAATGCTTTCGCTTTTGCAATAAATTTTTTCGCATTTGCTGAGCGATAACCACCCCAATTAACAGTTTTACCTTTCGCCATGACGAAATCTAGCGCTTGTCCTACTAAATGATAAGAGCGCATTGTTTGACTCGCTCCGCTCGCAACATTAGCTGATTGTTGTTCTTTCGTTCTAATTGTTTCGTAGATTAATACTTCAATTCCGTTGTTTTCGGACCAATCTAGCAATTTTCTAGCTGCCGCTTTCGTATTGTCTGCTAACTTATTTACATTTGCCAAACTTCTACTATAATAATAACTTGTCATTATTTATCATCCTCTCCATATTTTTTGCTTCGATTAGTAAATTGTNAAACTTCTACTATAATAATAACTTGTCATTATTTATCATCCTCTCCATATTTTTTGCTTCGATTAGTAAATTGTTCAAATAATCCAGTACCGCCAGCTCCTGCTAANGCGCCTGCCCAAATCATCGTTGCAAGCGATCCAGAGCCNTCCAAAAACGTTGCTAATGCGCCCAGAATAGCACCAATAAGTATGCTAACAGTCGGAAGCCACTTAGACGGGACTAACTCCGTCTTCTTAATCGCCTGAACAAACACAGGTGTTACAACTACTAAAAATGTCATGTAAACTAGTAACTCTTTTCCAAACTCCATTTCTATCATCCTTTACTTCGTTATTTTGTGTTCCAACAAATCTACTTTGTGAGCTAACTTTCCGACTGATTTAGACAAGCTGTCAATTGATTGTTGTTGCTGTTTCATCATGTCATTTTGCCTATCCATCAATCGCTGTTGTTCGTTCATCGTACTTATAAATTTATCTCTCTCTTCTTTCGATTCCTTATTACGCTTCTCTCGTTCTTCCTCCACTTTTTCGCGTTCTTCTTTCATTTCTATTCTTACAATTTTTGAATCATCCCAAATTCTTTTTGTGATAATTAGTAAGATTATAAAAAGCGCTACAAAGAGCGCCGCGAAGAACATTTCTTTCGCTAAAGCATAATCAAAAACTTTTGTTAGCCCATCATACATTTTCATCATCCCCCATAAAAAATAAGCCTNTTTCGCTAAAGCATAATCAAAAACTTTTGTTAGCCCATCATACATTTTCATCATCCCCCATAAAAAATAAGCCTATTCGGCTTCTATTTCTTCTGACTGTATTCGTTGTTGTTCTTGTTTTAGCTCATCCACTTTTGCTTTTACCTGACCTCGCAAATTCGCAGGAACTTCTTCAATAGTTTTTCGATTATTCATCACTAAATTCACGTAAATTGGTATCATATAAGCCATTTCATCACCCTAAATTACTTTCGAACAATGCCGCTAACGCTTCTTGGGTGAGTAGTAATTCCTCTCTTAATTTTTCTATTTCCGTTTTTTCTGCGGGTATGATTGGATTTTCTAATTCCCATCTTTTCTTGTCTTCGTCCCAATCTTCCCCATTCCAACGCGGATAATACATTGCTCTTGCTATGCCGTTTTCGATTATGGAAGGTTCAATATTTGTAGAATTTTTCGGTTGATTGATTAAACCTTTTTCATCTTCAAACACAAGTATTGTTTCGAGATAATTGCCATTTTCATCATATGCGTAAAACTGTTTATAGTTCATGTTTACTCCTCCTAATTGCCAACTTCGTATAATATCGTTGAAAGGCTTACGTACGAAGGATTAGCATTATCTGTAGATGACACTTGTAATAGCTTTCCGTCAACTGGAATAGCAATACGACCACCGTTCCCGTTATTTGAAGTGGCAGCACCGTAATAAGTGACAATTGGTCTTGTGCCAGCGGGCATTGTTGCAAGAGTACTATTTGCTGTACTAATAAATGTACCAGCAACTGATCCGCGGAATTCAGCAAAAGTTTTCAAACCGGTAGAAGTTTGTTTTGCTACCAGTCGATATTGAGGTGTATTACTGTCGCCAGTTGAGTAACCAGAGGCGAGGGGTACATTTATCCAAGCTCCGTAACTATCCATCTTGCTATCTGTATATGCTTTAGCAGAGTTTAATGCACTATCCGCTTTTGCTTGTGATCCCGCAGTATTTTCTTTTGTATTCCAATTTGTTTTATCAGTCATCGTCACATGAATGTTTGTGTTGTTTATATGATTTTCAAAATCTGCTTTTTGGGGAAATTGGTCTGGATTAAGACTATCGAATGTGTTTTTTAATTCAGTAGCTTGTCCTTGCAAATCATCAATTTCATTTTGAAGAATTTCCACTTTTTCGTTAAATATTTTTTCGTAATCATCCCATTTTTCAACATAATAGGTAGCAACGGGCAAAAAATTATCATCAATCATCGCTTTTTCAATAACAAAACTAAAACGATTGATTTGCATTGTTTGATTTGGATATTTAACGTACAATTCTGCATTAGCTTGTCCGTCGTGACTTATTTGCTCATCAGTCAATGAGTATTCAAAAACACCTTCTGTTCTGTTAATTATTTCTGGATTAACAATGTAGCTACTTTCGTATTTTTTGCCAACAGACAATACCATAGCAAGCGTTACCTCTGCCGCGCTTGAAAGTGGTAAATTGTTATCATCTTTTTTTGCAGTAAACTTTAATCGCGCAGTCCCTCCAGAGTCTTGCGTACTAAATTTTATCTGAGGAACATTAGCTTTAGCGTTCTGTGCACTAACAGAAAAATCAAGAATAGCTGATTTAAAGATTTGATTTGTCATTAGAATATCTGACCTCCCGCTTGTTTCAATTCTGCGGTAGTAGCGTTTAAAACTGGCGTACCAGACTTAACCAAAATGCCTCCGCTAGCAGCTTTTAAGCCGACATTCGAAGTTGCTTCGCATGTATTTGTTGATGCAAATAAAGCGTGTCCCATGTACTCGGACGACATAATAATGTTTTGATTTTTAAAATAGTTGCTATAACAGTTACCTCGAGATTGATTGTATTGCACAGTTGTAATATTAGTTGCTTTCAAATTAGTGTCAAATCGGCATTTAGTAACTGTGCCGTACCAGCACCTTGCAAACTGAATTACCGTAGAATTATTATTCACTGCCGTACTCATAGAATTAAGTCCTTGTACCACGCACTGAAACATGATGCCAGAAAACAGAATACTTTTAACAAAAAAACCTGTTTGTCCAGTTGTTGGGTCGATTGTTGCTAAATTTGTAGGCTGGATATAAAAGCATTCTGCGCCGCTGAACGACTGTACTACTACATCTTCGTTATATTGCCCCGGCTCACAAAAGATATAAATAAAGCCTCCTACTTTTACTTTCGGAACCATATTTACAGCTTTTTGAATCGTCTTGAATGGTGCATCAATAGCTCCTGTTCCTGTTACATCATTTCCGTTTGTTGAACTAACATAATACTCAATATTTGATGCAGAATTACCGTACAATTCATCTAGTTTACTTTTTAATACTTTATTTTCTTCGTTTACTGTTTGAAGTAGCGCATTTGATTCAGCTAAATCACTTGCAATTGCTGAATAGTCACCATTTAGCCGCGAGTTTAAAGTGCTGTAGACTTGACCGTTTTTGCTAGTTCTAGCATCTACTACTTCAGTAATATTATTTCCGCCAGCTTCTAAAACAACATTATCAATTCTGTTATTAGTTGCATTTATATCTACATCTTTTGCTAATGAATCTTTTTCTAATTTTTCCATATTAGCATTAAACTGCTGATACTTATTAGAATCAAAAAGTGTATTTCCCCATTTATCAAGATTTAACATCTATTTCGCTCCTTTCAATACTTTTGCTAATTGGGCCATTATTGATACTATCGACTTTTTATTATTTGAAAGTGTGATTTCTGGCGCTTTTATTGTGAATGGGTATTTTTTATATGCAACTATCTGCACATCATAATCAATGCCAAGCGGTTCATAAATAAATAGAACATAATCACCTTTTTCACACTCATAATCATTCTTCAATATCACGCTTCCTGTTGTTGCTGGATAGTCTTGTAATTCAAGTTTAAGTCGCCTTTGCATGTTACCTACAACAGTGTATCGTTCATCTGAAACGGGTTCTTGCCAACGAATGCCCCATTTTTCTGCTTCCGGGCTAGTGTATGTGACTGGAGAAAAATAGTTATTTCCGTTACTATCAACTTTTCCATATCCTTTAATTTTCGTTTTTAACGAAAGAGTATCAATATCAAAACTTGCTTCGTCTGTATTGTATTTATATCTGATGAAATTTTCTGTCTTAGCTCCATAATTTTCGCGCGGTTTAAATACTAAGTGTCGATTGTCTGGTATAACGACTACTCCATAATCATCGAGTAATTGATCAATAAGTGTTAAGTAGTTGTTATTTCCAAAGTTTTCTTGTTGAACTTTTTCTAGTATATTGGAAGGGTCTATTATCTCCCATGAAAAGCCCCTGCTATCAGATTTAAAGATATGAGTTAAGCACTGTTCTAAAGTAAAAGAACCTGTTATAGTGTCGTCTTGTCGCCCATCTTGACATGTATAATAAATGTGAGGCGCTTTAATATCTTTCGATAGCGTTTTTCCGACAGCATCATGACTTAATTGTTTAACGACAAATTCTTGCCCTCCAAAAAAAACAGAACTTTCATAATCTAAAAAAGAATAGCAGTGAGCGTTCTTGGGAGTTTGTACTACCTTAAACTCAATACTCCACATCTCGTTTTCTGTCCAACTTTCGCAAAAACTATCTTTATCGAAATCTGTTAATATTTCTTCGTTATTCTTCCAAAAATCAGCAACTATAATATCGCTATTCATATATTCACCTACTTGTACAAAAAGGAGAAATCCCACTTCGTATCTAAATGACTAGTATTGCTAATCTCGATAAGATTCTCTCCTTTTTTCAAACTTATTAAACCGTGATTCGTGTTACGACCGCAGGGATTTCCGTTTATTCTAGGTGTAGCGCAATCAATAATTAATGTGTCTGTTGTACTTAACGATGGATAATAGATAAATCTATCGCCTGTCGTAATATTATTAATTGTTAATTCTCCTTCATTCTGACCACGCAAAGTAATTGCTAAATAATGTTCGCGCGGGTCTATGTCAAAACTACCGCCATTATAAATGATGAAACGACTTTTAGTGTGAGTATATCTATAATCCTCCATTGCTAGACCTTGACCAAATTGCCATTTATCGCAATCAATTTCAGAATCGCTAAGCGTAGAACTTAGCGATTCTGAATAACCTCGAAACACATCGAATTCAAGTGTCAAATCTGCGTATCCCGGAGCTTTGCGGTCAATACCAACGTCACTCGGATGTACTCTATATTTTTTACCAGGCGTTTTAGAATGAACTAAAAAATACTCGCTCCTTTGATAAATCAATTCCATTAACTCATCTAGTTTTACGTGGTATAAGTCTGCTGATTCTGTTCTGAAATGGCACAAAAACGAGATAAGAAACATGCTAAAGTTACTGTCTGTCGTTCTAGCGCCGTCAGAACCAGCGAATTCAGTATAATTATTAACTATTTGCGGCGGTTCTCTGCTCACTTCTCCTACCTCTAAATCAAATAATTCATTAAGCATATATGTTTTACCTTCAATTACTAATGCCAGCGATGTAGCCATATTATAGCCCCTTCCCATAGAATGCTAGTGATGTAGAACTTCCTAAGTGATTATTTGTATTATCTGCAAGATCCTTGCCGTCAACATAAAAGTTAATAGGTCTATCGCCAGATTGTTGAATAGCTTTGATTAAATCAGCGTTGCTAGACTCTTTTGTTTTGTTGTCAATAATTGTTTTGACGGTGATAGTTCTGTTTAAATCTACGCTTTTTAGGCCCAATGCTTTTTCTGCAGAGATTTTCGGGAGATTGATAGCCGGTACCGTCATATTAGAAGCGGCGTTTACTACTTTATCAACCATTTTGTTAGTTGATTGAACAGCTCCTTTAGCGCCAGCTAAGACTCCATTTCCAAGGCCTCCCGTGAAGAATTTTCCGAGTTCGATGGCCACACGTGAAGGAGAATGAATTTTAAGCGCCTTTTTCACTGAATTAGTGATTGTGTTAGCAATGCTCTTAGCTGTTTTTTCTAGTTGTTTTTTCTGACTGTTTAGTCCGTTTATTAAACCTCTTGCTGCGTTAATACCAGCAGAATACATCGCATTAGCCGCTGTGTTTCCCATTGACTTAGATGCTGAATTGATTTGATTCTGCGTGCTATTAATCGCTTTGATAGTTTTAGCGTCAGACTTAGCAAGAGCTTGCGCATAAGATGAACCATTTTCTACTCCCGCCTCCAGAATGTCGTTTATAATGTCTTTGCTAACACCTTTTTTACGCAATTTTTCAACATTTGCTTGAAAAGCTTTAATTTCTTTTAAGCGTTTCTGCATTTCTGCTTGGATTGATTGCGGATTTTCTGGGTCTACATTGCTAATAGATCCATAACTTTGCATTTTTTCAGTAATTGAAGCTGCATACTCTTTACTCTGCTTCGTCAAGTCCGCCATTTTAGTATTAGCAGCTTTTAATTGAGCGACTACTTTATCACGTTTCTTAGCTGTCGCTGCTAATCTGTTTGTTTGTTGAACAATGTAACCTTCAATACTATTCAGGGCCTTAGCTTGTTTGAGTTGGCCACTGCTCTTATTCTTAGAATGCAATCCCGCGTCAATCGCTGATGATATTTTGTCTTTCAACGTACTAGATAGTTTTTTGATTTGCGATTCAGTTCCAAGCGCCCCAGCAACGAGATTACTTGCGGCTTTATTGACTGCTTTCGTCTTGCTGGCAATACCTAATGAGTAACCAGAGCCGAAGTCTCCACCTAATTTTTTAGATTTTTTAGCAGGTGAATGCGAGTCTTGTTTTTTCTGAACTGCCGCTAGTGCTTTATTTGCCAAAGAAGCAGCCGCTCTACCAACCGCGCCCATACCACTCAAAATGCCGTTTACGTATCCAGAAGCAAAATCAGAACCAACTCCACTAGAATCAACCGAACCAGCACCAGATTTAGCAGAATTCCCCACGCTTGACCCAGCTGAATAAGCGCCGCCTTTTCCTCCCATAACTCCATTGTTAAAGCCCGCGCTGTCTTTTGAACCAACTGCTTTGAATGCGTTCGGGTCTGTCGCGCCTTCTTTTGCTTTATTTTTAACTGCTGAACCAGCTGATTTAGCAGCGCCTTCTTTACCTTTTACACCGTCCGCAAAGTTCTGTCCGCCAGTTTGACCTTTTGTTTTCATTTCCGAGTCAATAGAGTCAGTGCCCATTTTTACGCCATCGACTAAATATTTGCCAGCTCCCTGAAAATCGCCGGATTTGATAGCAGTTAAAAATTGATTTTTTCCGTTTTCCCCATTCAAAAACATGCCGTTTGGTAAGCTAGAAATAGTACTTAGAACATCATTATTAATATTTAAAGCTGCTGTAGTATAATCACCGCTTTGAAGCGCTGTGACAAAAGCTTGTACTCCTTCTCCGCCACGCTGACCCATTATGCCAGCTAATCCTGCTAACGTATTATCAATTGATGTGCTTGTAGAAACAAAGTTTTGCCATAAAGCGGATAACTGTTCATCACTAATATTTCCAAGCTGAGACAAACCGTTTGCGAATGTTTGTGCGTTTAAAGTTCCGCCATTCGCAATAATTGAGTTCATTTCAGATGCCCAATTTTTAAGGTTAGTAGACAATGTTTGATTTTTCTTTGTTTGTTCGTCGATTTGGATTTGATAGTTCGCTTTTTCGGTTTCAGTTGAAGCGTCCGCTTTTTTCTTTTTCAAATCAGCAAGCGATTTCTCGCCAGTTTCAACAGCTTTTTTCTTTTCTTCATATAAGCTCTTTTGAACTTCTAAGCTCGTATTTCTTTCCTTTTCATTTAAGCTTTTACCTTGTTCTAGTCGTAGTAAATTTGCTTCAACATATAGCTGATTTTGTTTCGCTAATTCTGTTTGAATATCAGTAGTTTGTTGTTGTAAAAACTTCTTCTGCTGAGCTGTTAACTCTTGCCCATCGGCCCAACGATTTGTTTTTAGCATATTTGAATAATCACTTTGCAAAGTTAGTAATGTGCTATTATTCTTTGTTGTTTCGTCTACTAAAGTCTTATTTGCATCTGCTATAGCTTTTTTACGCTTATCTCCTTCTAGGCTTTGCGCCTTTTCCATAGCAGCAGTATAAGCATCTTGTGACTTTTTAGCTGATTCTTGATACTGACTGTATAGCTCTTTAGCAGAATTCAAGAACGACTTAGTTTTCTCGCTAAGTTTATTGCCGTACTGATCTACTCCACCGCTTAACATCGTATCAATTGCTTGATTTGACTTCGAAACTGTTGTTTCTGTTTGCTTAGCAGTAGATTCAACTATCTTCAAGCTGTTAGCTATCTTTTTATTAGATGTTTCTGCTTTTGCACCTGTTTTTTCAGCTTCTCCACCCATTTCTTTTAAAGACTCAATAGTGCCCGTGAGCGCATAATTATCTTTGTTAAACGCATCTTTAATAGCAGAACCCGCATCGACAAAAGCATCTTTGGACTGTTCTAAGCTTTTCTTAGCGCCTTTTAAATCACCTTGTAGCGCTTGAAATGCCGCTTTAATAGCATAGTAAAGTCCTTGCAGTCCTTTAATCGCAACTAACACAATTCTTGCTAGCACTTGAATAATATCAACGACAGTCGCTAATACAATGCCAAAAGCAACCCAAACACCAACACCAATGTATTTTAAGATATCTTTAAATCCGCTCCCAACTGGTTTTAGGGCTGATACTATTTGTTTAAAAACATCTACTATTTTACCAAAACTATTTTTCACTGCATCCCACATACCAGATAAAAAGCCTTTAATCCCTGCCGTGTTTTCCTTGAAGGCGGTATACATGCCATAAAGAACTGCCACTACAGACCCTATCACTGCTGTAATTACTCCAAATGCTACGGATGCTGAACCTAGTGCTGCTTTTAACCCTACAAAAGCTCCCTTCACTGTGTTAACAATCCCGCCGAGCAACGTACCGCTACTTGCTAAACCTCTAAACGCCATAACCAAACCAGCGACTTTAGAATACACACTACTAATAATATTAAAAGCCACAAATCCAGCGGCTACTTTTGCCAAAACTGGCGCCCATTCAATTAAAACAGGTATAAACTCTTTTATTTTCTGAATTAAATCAGAAAGCTTTTTCTGGAATTCAGGACTTGCTGTTACTGCCGCAAACTGTTTGAATGCATTTTTAGCTACATCTAACGCTTGGATAATCGGGCCTTTTAAGTTTTCGGCGATATTCGCAAGACTCTTAACAGCTGCCGTTTTCATGTTCGCAAATGAACCGCTGATAGTGTTACCTGCTGTTTTTGCTAGACCTGCCATTTTAGCCGTGTTCCCAGCCATTCCTGTTGTTCCTTCTTCGATACCTTTTGTTAGCATTGCAATAGCTCTAGTTGATTCTAATGATCCCTCGGAAACATATTTCTTCATTTCTCCAACAGATTTACCAGTCGAATTCGCTAAAATTTGCCAAGCAGGAACACCCGCGTCAACTAAACGGTTAATATCGTCTGCATAAGCAACACCAGACGCTTGTAATGCTGAGATAGCATCTGTCATCTGGTCAATTGATTCTGAACCATTTCCGACACCATAGGCAGCGTCAGCAATAGCGGTGAATACAGGTTTTACATTCGCCGCTTTCATGCCTGCCGCAACCATTTTTTTAGCGCCTAAAGCGACGGCATCGAGCGCAATTGGTGTACCATCGATAGCCGCTGTAAGGTCTGTCATAACTAGTTGCGCATCTTTTGCTGAACCAGTAAGGACTGTTAACGATTTAGTTGCAGTATCAATCGTATCAACTCGACCAATAGCGCTACCCACAACATTTTTAGTTGCTGCAATTAATCCGAACGCTGCTGCTAATCTGAGAATACTAAAGCGAGCTTGTTCGGCGGGCTTTTCAACTGAATTTTTAAGCGCTTCACGCATTCCGGCGCCTGCACCTTTCGCCGCCGCTTTCGCTGCGTTAAATCCGCTTACTAATCCACTTTTAATTAACGAACCAGTGCTTTTTGCAATATTCCCTAGGCCTTTTAATGCTGAAATACCAGCTTGGCCAGCCGCTTTAGCTCCGGATTTCACAGCGCTAAAGCCTGTTTTTAATGCTGATTTCACTGTTGTTCCTGTCGTTTTCGCCGCGCTTGCTACAGCGCTAAAAGCTGTTTTCATTGCGCTACTTACTGCTAACGCTGCTGATTTTGTAGCACTAGGAATAGCTTTCACAGCGCTAATAGTTCCTTTTACGCTCATATAAGCAGCAACTACCACCGCTTTGTAAGCTACTACGAAACTGTTTTTCACTGCTGTAGCCGCTGTTTTAGCAGCTCCTGGAATACTTTTAATAACTTTTACAGTAGTTTGAGCAAAAGAAATAGCAGCCGATTTAGCTGCTTGTAAACTACTTACTAATGCGGATTTAATACTGATTCCAGCGCTTTTAATTGCGCCGGGGATGGATTTAATGACATTAATTGATATTTTAACAGCTGACACAATACTACTTTGTACTGTCTTAGCAATTGAAAAGAAGCCGTTTTTGATATTAACTGCTGTGTTTTTGATACTCGTTCCAAGATTTTTAACCGCTGTAATAGATGCTTTAGCAGCGTTTACGAATCCAGTTTTTACAGTGGATGCAAGTTTAGATAGTGCCGCTTGTACATTAGAAGGTAACTCACGTATAAAGTTTAAACTAGCTTTTAAAGCATTTGAGCCTGCGTTTCCCATGCTTTTAAACGCATTAACAAATGTGTCTTTTAATCGTTTTGATTGACTAGCAATATCAGACACTGCTTCTCTGTATGCTTTATCTAATGCCGCCCCAGCGTTTGTTCCTGCTTTTGCCAAATCTTTTTCAAACGCATCAAGTTGTTTATCTGCTTTTTTATCGTCTAAACTAATCTCAATTACTACTGATCCATCGCTCATGTTCTCACCTCTAATCTTTTAACTTATATCTGTTTTTCAGTTTAATTAATTCGTTTCGTTCTTTTTCTGTTCCTTTCCCAGAAGGTAATTCCGCTTGCCTAATGCCGATTATCGTTTTAATTGTTGTATCATCACGCAAACTTTCTAACAATGCTCTAAACTTATACCAGTGCATTTTCCCTCGACTATCTAATAAATCAATATTGTAGTCTTGTAAAAAAGAAGCGTAGATATAATCCGCATCTTGCGTTAACGAATATGAAGCAATTTCTTCCGCATCGTCATTGTTGTTTGTAGCGCTTGGCATCTTGTTTCCGTCGATATCATAAAGCAGACCATCATCATTTTCTTTAACAATATAATTAGTGAAAATATCAATAAGTACCAGTGATTTTTCTTCAATATTCGCGTATTCGTCTTCCTCATTTGAACGTGGCCAAGGCATATCATCAGCAAAAAGCACATCAATTGCGAGGTTAGCTCTGAACACATCAGACAAACTATTATCTTCCGTTAAATCAATCACTCTTAGAACGTTGTCAAAAGCTAAATCGAGCTTATATTCTTTCCCTTCGTATTCGTAAATATCATTAACTCCAAAAGCGAGCGAAAGCATTTAAATCACTTCGCTTTTTTTGTCATTTTTGCTTTATATTTCTTTTGAATTTCATTTTGTTGTTTTTCTACTGAACCAACGATACTTTCTGCAACTTGATCGTATACTTGATACATTTTTAAAATATCTTTGCATTGCTTGTAACATTTAGAGAATGCTTCTTCGTCGTCTAATAAAACTGCATACGCTTCAGTTAAAGCTTCTTTAACATCTTCTTCTAAAGCAAAATAATCTTCTGAACTCATTTCGTCTGTATTATCAATGTTGTATTTATTTAACTTTTCCAGTTTCTTCTTGTACTTCTCATCTGCTTCAATCCATTTGCGGCGCATTTCATCACCTAAACCGACTCTAAACAGTTCCGTGCCAAGTTGAAACTCTTGATATGATTCTTCTAATTGAATATTGATTACATTATTTTGTGCCATGTATGATTTCCTCCAATTTAAAAGCCCCTACTATAAACGTAAGGGCTTCATTTATTAATCTGCTGCTTCTACTGTTACTTGTACTACTTTGTTGATAGAAGTACTTTCTTTAGATGCAACTGTTATGTTTGCTGTTCCTTCTGCTACGCCTTCACCTGTACCCACGCTATTGATTTTTGCCTTCGGTGGATTAGATGAAGTGTAAGTTACTTCTTGACTAGCTCCCACTGGCAATACAGAAGCATTAATAGTAAATGTTTCTCCTACTTTAACGGTAATTGTATTGTGGTCCACTTCGACGCTGGACGGGCTCTCCTCAGGGTTTTGTAACCGTAGGTGTTTCATCATAAGCGATGCGGCAACCAAACGCTGGGAATTCTGTAGCATCGCCGCCACCCGCGGAGCCTTTAATTTCCGAAACAGTCGCTTTACCGATAGCTGTTTCGGTATCTGGAATTTCGATTTTAAACATAATCCCGCGATTTTCTGGCGTTCTACGTTTAGCGACAATTAAGTTTTGTGCATCATCTTCACGATCGTGTGTCCCTTCAAATGTGTAAGCTTCTGAGTAACCTAGCACAACCGTTTTTTCGTTGCCATCACCGTCATAGTCGCCTTGCTCTTCCGTGTTGTCCGAACCATCGTCAGACACGTTTGTAATCCATTTGGATAGTCGTTTCCAATCCGGTTCACCTGCACCAGTAACAATTTCAGCAACAGAATATTTCGTTTTTGCGTTTTTAATTCTCATCTTTATTTTTCCTCACTTTCAATATATAATTTGATTTTGAAACTAGCGCTATAAATAAACGTTCCATCGTCACTAGCAGAAACGAGGTTCGGCACACTAGTTGTTTCTTTGTCTTCTAGCACAAAGCTGTTATTTAAGCTCTGAATGCTTTCTAATTCTGTGTTATCAAAATAAGCAGTAATAGCATTCAACACATTTAAAACTTTCATTTCTTGCTTGCTAGAGCCGTTTAGGTTAAAAGAAAAAGACCGCTCATAAGAGCCGTCTTGATAACCTTGTTTATCGTTATTTGGAGTCAGCAGCAAAGCGATTGACTCGGGTTTTAATATCGCTGTTCTTAATTTCATATCTTTTAAATCGACGTTGTTTTCGATAGCATCCATGACACTGTCCAAAAAATCTAATGACATTATAATCCCTCCTCAACCGCTTTTTGCGCTACTTCTATCCAACTTTCTAGCTTATCTACTTTTGCACGTTGGTCCCATTTAGGACCAGCTAACGGATGATGTGTGAGTGTGAAATTGAAGTTTATTCCGTTGTAGAGTCTCCGCGCATAAATAGATGTCCACATTATTTCTTTGTCGTTCATAATAACGTATTGATTTGATAAATCACCCTCCAAAAAGGGGACATAAGGTGCAATATCAGCGGCCGCTTGATTAATTAAAGCAAACTGACCTCTTTCTTTCGCCTTTTTTACGTTCCCTTTTGCTTTTGAGAGGTCCACACGTACTTTAATCGGCATTAAACCACCTCGATTTCCCAATGATGCACATTTTCAGAGGTTGCATAACAAGGTATAACTTTGACAATCTTATAAGCTTTTCCAGAGAAAAAAATTCTCGATCTACTTATAAAATCATCTGGCACGTTCATGCTGTTCACTGCATCAATAAAAATAATCGCGTCATATCTATCACTATCAGATAATCCAGCGATTTGATTTGATTTTGAAAAATCGACACGAACATGTTCAATCTCAATGCCTTTTTCATAAACGATTTGATTGTGTCTATCTTCTTCTTTATACGCTTCGTAACTAATGTTATGAATTAGCCAGTCAAGAGGCAATTGAGGGACGTTGGTCGGCGGTTTTACTACTTTCATTAGCGAACACCTATCCCACTATAAAGAAGTCCAGTAGGCGCTAAATACTCTCTTACTTTACTGCCCAACATCCCCTTGTTAACAGAAGTTGCAGTAGAAGCAAAATTACTATCACTTATAGACGCTCTACCTATTGACACGTTATCTGGTTTAGAAACAGCTAGCTCACTCGTCCCTCCAGCTTCTTTGTAATATTCAATTTGATTACAAGTAGCCAGTTGTATTTGACGTTGAATAAATTCGCTAAACGCTTCTATCCCTCTTTGTCGCACACGATATTTTGTTTCGGTGTCAATCTCTCGCTCTGCGGATTTTAACAACTTGTTAAATTCTTCCTGTTCCAAATGCTCCCCCGCATATTCGTTAGTATAAAATTCTAATGTGGTGTAAGGCATATCACTCACTACCTTCCAACAGAGCCACTAACTCCGCTTTTTTCGCATTACTTGTAAATTCGATATTTCTAGTTACAAGCTCTTCTTTCAATTCTGCTACTGTCATAGTTGGAAAGTCTTGAATCGGCGCGCTATCAGTTTCACCCGACCGCGCCGCCATTAGTTTCCCGCTTTTGGTTGAACAACAGAAAAGGCTTCATCTTTAACAACCATGAATCCAACTTCAAAAGTTGCTTTGATTGCTGCCATGTCCCGTTCAGCTAAGTTTAATGGTTTCCCAGTTTCATCAGCCACAGTTGTAAGTGTCGCCTCGGTCAAGATTTCATATTCAACACCTCTAAGGATGCCGTAATAAGCTTGGTTCCAGTCCCCAACCAATTCGGAGATATCTTTGTCACCAAAAGTATATTTAGGTGTGTATGCGATTGGTAAACCAAGGACATCATCAACACCATTTGAGGTAGCAGTATTAAAAATCGGCATACCATTACCATCTTTAGTGCTGCGATATTTAACGCGTTGCTTACGAATCGTTGCAATTCCGTTCGGTTCTAAGTCCTCAGCTTCAATCAATCCGATAGCCTCGTTTAAATCATCATACTTATTAGCAGTTTCTTCTACCAAATTACTTGCATCAGTAGCTGATTTTAGAATATTCCAATTGTATGGGCTTTCTACACCTGTAAAGACCGCTTGGTCAAATTTCTTGTAAAAAGCTTCAACAATTTCAGCTTGCATAAGGCTAAAAAAGTTAGTTACACTATAGTTTAAATTTTCTTTAGTCGTTGGGATAATAACACCCATTTTTTTAGATCTCATTTTCGCTTTTGTGAATGTTGGTTTACTTGTTTGAATGCGTTCCGCTTCATCTACCCAAAAAGCGCCCACACCCGACATAAATGTAAATTCTTCTTCTGGTTTTGTCATTGGTACTGCTTTAGCTAATTTCATAGCCGCTGAACCATTTTTCACACCTGTAATGATTTGTTCCGAAATGTTAATCGGAATAGAACCTGTTTTTGCACTTTGCATTGTCGTTGTATCTGGATTAAAACCCATAATTTATTACCTCCGTTTAATAATTATTTGGTGATTCTGTGCTCATTTAGTACCTGGTTAGGCAGCTTTAATGCGCCTTGTCCCCCTGTTCCACCTGTTTGGTTTCCGCTTACGCCCCATTTGAGTGCTACATTTTCGCTTTCTTGAGCAAACAAATAAGCATCGCTTTCTTGCAATGCTCCTAGCTGTTCGTCAAGGCCTTTCAAACCTTCGTCTGTTAGTTCTAGTTTGTCGTTATCCAGTAAAGCTTTTACAGCCTTCGGATTTCTTGCTTTCGCATTTGCTAAAGCTAAATCAAGCGCTGCACCTTTGCGAGTTTCTACTAATTTAGCTTCCGAATCTTTTTTCAAAGTTTCGTAATTGTCTTGCAGTGTTTCCAATTGAGTTTTTAAAGATTTGCTCGTTCCGGAATCAGTTTTTAAAGCTTCGATATCATCGTCCCGTTGCGCAAGCTGGCTTTTAAGCCCGTCTCTTTCTGCTTCCGCTGATGTTACCTTGTCCTTTTCGTTCTGAATCGACTTACCATGTTCGACCATAATAGAGTCGATAGTTTCCTTTTCCAAGCCTAATTCCTTCAAAAAGTCTCTTTCCATTTCTTATTCCTCCTACGTTGTTTTTACGTGATACGATCACGAGAGCCGACTTTTAACGACTTTCGTTCAGGTCGAATGTTATGCATATACTTTTTCTCTGCTATACTGCCTAGTTAAATTGTGCGTTTTTACAAATGCTCTTAGCTTGCTTTGCTTCGTTCTAACAGCCTGTTTTGCTTTTTTAACTGCTAGTTCATCGCCTAATTCTTCGGCAGCTGACAGTTTGCGTTTAGCTGCTCTTATATCACGTTCAATTAAGCGTTGTTGCTGACTCAACATATAGACGCGTTTGTTTTCTTCTTCGTCTATTAACTCGCTCTCGTCTGGCGCAATGTTAATGCCTTCAATAAATGCAAAACGATGATGACGGCAATTACAACCGAAAATTCCATCGCCATAGCCATATCGCAATTCTGGCGAGTAAATAGACATGTATTTATTGCCGTATTTTGAGCGAGTTTCTTCAACAGATAACAAAGAGATAACTTTGCCTTGAACAAGTGAACAGGTTGGTCGTGCTCCTATGTGCTGTGAAATACGTACTAAATCAACGCCGTATTCACCCATCCGCTCATCTTCAATGCTGTTATAAACACTGTTGACGGTTGTTCTTGTAACAGTTCGGACGTAAGCTTCAGGTGTCCACCTTTTATTTGCCTTGTCTACAAGCGCAGGAACGCCATTTTCAGCGAATTTAGTTACTGCCTCAGCTAATGCTTGTCTATGTGTTTTTAAACCAGCTAAGACGCTCTGTGTCGTTTCGTGAATGATATCTGAATAGATTTGTCTTGCTTGCGATAACATCGTTTGATTGACGCGATTATAGTTACTTTGTGCTAACTTAAAATAACTTCTCATTACTTTATCGACTATCGTTTGTCCGTCAGCCACAAGTGGTAACACAGCACCAGCTTCGGCTAATTTGCTGAAATAGTTATCTACTTGTTTTAAATCGCTATATCCTGCGTCTTTGACAATAGAAAAAAGCTTCTTAGCAGATACGCCGGAAGCTTTGGAAATTTTATTTATCATTTGCTGATCTAGTGCATGAACTTGATTAAGTTTTTCTATTTGCCAAGCAAGTATATTGTCAGCGCTGATATTTTTCTTTGTTTTCAATCGTCGAACAATAAGAGTGAACAGTTCATTTTCGAGTGTTGTGTACACATCAACGACCGGTTGCACAAATAAGTCTAATTGTCGAGGAGTTAGCGCCATCTAATCCACTTCCTTTTTAGAGGTCTTTTCCTTCTCTTTGATAGTGAAGCCGTTGCCTGCATCCGCTAAAATCTTTCTCGCTTTTTCTTCGTCAAATGGAAATGCAGCAACAATCATTTCAAGTGCTGAATTATAAGGAAGTTCTCCTTTAGCAACTGATTGAACTATATTGACTAATGAAGTTATTTGGGCGCCGTTTAGTGACACTTCTTGAATAGTTTCGCCTGCAACAGCACTAGCTTCTAATGTCCCATCCGCGTTTTCATCTGGCAGCTCAATATCTCCCAACAATCCAGATAAATCATTCCCCGGAATTTCCGCTCGTGCATCTTTTTCTATCTCTTCTTTCCACTCTTCCGCTTCTGCATCTGTAATATTCCAAGCGCGCTGTAGAGCAATTTTCAGCGGAATCATACCTTGATTTTTCGCATTCGTATAACGATTAATTGTTGTATCTTCATCCTGTGCTATAGAATCGTCAAAATCGACTGTAATAGTGTCTAACTCAACTATATCGCCGCTATAAGCTTCGATAAATTTTCCAACTTCGAGAATGCTCACAATCATTTCTTTTATACCTTGTTCAATTAATTGCGAATGACTGTTTTTAGTTTGATAAGTTTCTGACTTCTCGCTTACAACTTCTGTAGCTGTTTTTAAGCCGTTTTCATCGAAAGTGAATGTGCCAGCAGATAATCCAACTTGCATCGCATAAATACGTAGCATTGCGTTTATAGACTCGATGAACTCCGTTGAACGTATCTCAACAGATATATCTTTTACTGATTTACCATCTGCATCCTGGTCACCTTGATAAAGGAAAAAGGCTTCATCGGTTGAGTCGAAATATTGTGTAGTTGAACCATCGAATCCGACTGCCGTTTTAACGAAGCTCGAAGGCACTAACACTTTCTTTTTGCCTAATTTGAATTCTTGATAGTATGAATCGAACATCAAATCAAGCGTTTTTAATGTGTCCAATGCGTTAGCATAAATGGAAATGCCTAAAGGTGAAGTTAAGTTTTTGTTATTCGCGATATTAGGTTTGATATAAATGAAAGTCGGACGTGTAAGCGGCGGGAGTGGAACAACTGGCTCGATGTCATTAAACAGCAATTTCAAACTTACTTCTCCACCAAGTTCATCTGGATTGTCCGACTGGTATAACTCCGTCGTGATTGTGTATACTTTCTCTTCCTTCCCCTTCCATTCATTCCACTCAAGTAACTTATAGTATTTATTATTTTTATGAAAACTATTAGCAATAACACATTCGTCTACATTCTCGCTATCATTTGACAAAGGATACATACAATCGGCTGTCGCGAATGAAACTTTGACGTTCTTTTTTCCGTCGTGATACACTTTTATCACAAAACCGCCCATCGCTTCGCCGTATTCGATGTAACGCTCCATGTTTTTAGTAAAACCGTTCGTTTTCAATACATTAAGCACGAATTCCTCAGCGGCTTTATCATCAATATTGATTTTCACTTTCTCATTAAAAAGAAGTTTAGACATGTACTTAGCTGTAACTTTCGGCAAATTCATAGATAATTGACGTCTGTTAACCGGATTGCCATTGTGTTCGTAATTGAGATTATGCCATTCAGCGTAATGCCCTTGATATAGCCGTTTCCACATATCGATATACTTATAATCTTCATCATTAGCATTTACTTTTTTATGGTCTTTTACATCTTTCAGTGCTTTCAATAGTCCCATTCTCCGCATCACTCCTTTCACGCTTGCGATTATTTGGTTAATCAAGGTTTTCCCCCCCTAGTATTTGAGCCCTAACTTCCTTAGATTGTCTTTTACATAGTACTGAAAAGCATCACACGTATGATCGTCTTCTTTGATGACTTCAGGCTTATCTGTATTAACTGTTTTGACATCCCATTGATATTTCCGGTGTTCCTCGATGAATATTTGATTTTCTGGAATATCAAGATAATAAAAACGACCTTGCGCGAGTAAATCACACACAAAGTCAATCATATCCACTTTTTTACCTTTTGCGACGGGGTGTAAGCTAACGCCGTAATCTTTATAATATTGATTGCGAAGCCCTCCCTCTGCGCTATCTACTGTTTGCATATCAACATTTGTATTGTAGTTTCCAACTACTTTAGTCATAAAATCTCGCAACTCCTTTGAATACTCGCTAGGTGCTTTTTTAACAACTTGATTAGCAGGACTATAATAGTATGTGTTAAGCAAAATAACATTTCTTTTTGCAGTGAGACCAAAACTTAGATATGTTGTAGCTGACACTTGATGCCCCGTATCGATAGCAAAGTCAATTAAAATAAGCCTGTCATCCGCAGGAATAGCTTTAAGCGGCTGAAACAGGTTCATGTTATAAACATTATCACCAAGGCCTATTACCTCGCCTAGATACATCCAGCGGTAGTAGTCAAGGTCATTCTTTTTGTATTTCTCAATCTTCTTAATGATTTGCTTAGATAAAAATCCTTTTTCATCATCCAAATAAGTAGTGTGATGTATTAAATAATCATCGTCACTTCGCTTACTATCTACATATTCATTCACCCATTCATATGGATTGCGCGGCGGGTTAAATGACATGTATATTGTAACTTCTTGCCCATCCGGCAAATCTTCACGAATGAACGTATCTTCTACGACATCAATGTCAGTCACACCGGAAAATTCCGCCAATTCCTCAAACCACAAATCGCTAACATAACCCACCGGAATTTTCATCGATTTTAGTTTAGCGGGATCATCACAACCAGAAAAATAAAAACCCGTTCCCCATTCTTTATGGATGATTTCCATTGGTGACTTACCAAACTTAAATTGGTCAGCAACGCCCATTTCATACAAAGCCCATTTGATTTGCTGATACACTGATTTATAGAGCGTATTAGCTACTTTACGAAGACACACCATGTTAGATTGTGGATTAGCCATTTTCTTTTCTACGAGCTTTAAACTGATAACAGACGACTTCATAGAAGAACGTCCGCCCTTAGCTATGATGTGATTATGTTTAGATAGCCACAAGTCATAAAAAGCAGGATTAATCATATCTGTTACATTGATAACCTGGTAATCAATTAGTTGTTTGTGTATCGTCGCGTTCATCGGTGCCACCTGCCTTTTTATCAAGGTAGGCTTGCATTTCGTCAACATTTGACATGATAATTGTTGCAAAGCCAGAATCCTTACAATCTTTTTTGGCTTCTAATTCAAGCTTATTAATCTGTGCATCAAGAAGAGCTACACGCCTATCCTGCATGTCTTTTGTTTCTTTATAGCCCGATCTATCGAATAAGTCTTGAAGTATTTGCGCTCTTAAAGATAGTATTTCTTTCCAATCTTTATGCCACAATAAATCCCGCTTCGATGTACTGTTCTCTTCATAAATTTCACTTACACTATCCTCAAGCTCTTCTAGTTGAATTTTTAGTTCGTCATATTCTTCCAATAACTCTTTTTTAAATTTTCCTTCATCAGCTTTCCTTCCATCCATTTTTTTAATTTTGGATTCAGTTCGCCTTATTTTCGCCTTTAAATTATTAATATCAGCTATCGCAGTTATTTTACGAGCATCGGTAATACTTAACTTGCGAGATGCTTCTTCATGCTTCGCCATTTTATCGTCAATCATTCTAACCTGTTTCCATAATTCAGCATATATTTTCGAAGCGTCATCCTGCATACGTTTTGAAAGTAGTTTCATTTCTTCATCTATAAGTTCCAGCACCTTAACATTCCTTAACAACCTAGAAGCTTGTTGCTCTGCTGTCTTAGTACTGTAACCTGCTGATATGGCAGCTTCTTTACCGTTAAACCCATTCATTACATAGGTTTTAGCAAAGATTTTATATTTCTCTTCCGTTTTCACTACATATCACCACACTCCCTTATTTTGATAAAATAAAAAGGACCATCACAGGCCCTTTATTTTTCTTAACTCAAGTTTCTCTTTATGTTTAAATATTTTTGATGTTGAATCTATAAATTGTATTTCGATTGCAAAATTAAATCTCTTGCCATCTGCATATTTTTTAATTTGTTTAACAATAAATTCATAATCAAACATTATTGGTTCGCCGGATAAATTAGGTTTAATAATTTGCCAATTCGCTTTATTCTCCAACTGTTTTAAAAGAGCTTCTATGTTTGATAATTTTTTGGGTTCTGCTCTAAATAATAATCTATCCATCAAACTTGGCACTAATAATATTTGTCTAAAATTAATTTCCAAGCTAAATTTACTATTATTTACAGGAGTAATTATAAAAACTTTCGGTTTTCCATCACTTATAATTATACCGTTCTTTTTGCTAACAAATGAATGTCTAAATAATATGGTTAGCCTTTTTCTATTTTCGTTACTATTTAATTTTATAGCCCAAAACAATGCTCCTACTGTCGCTAACCCACTTACCCAGTCAGCTAAACTCCCAACCTCTAGTATAAAACTCATTTGCAACACCCTTTTATTTTTCACTATACCAAATAAAAACCACCTGCTCAATTTTCAACAGATGGAAAGGGCTATATATTTAAAAAACTGGTTAACGCACCAGTCAGCGCCACATGCGTGTTTTACATCCAGTATGGATAGGATATGAGATTGAACAGAAGTGTCGTCATCTGTTGAGACTAGTGCCCAGATACAAAGCCTCTGCCGGGCAACATAGCAATCTCCTGCTATATCATCATAAGATTATAAATGAGAAGTGGAGCGCAGACTCAATATAAGATTTTATTTTTGTAATCATCTTCACTTCTCACTAATAACATTTTATCACCTTTTTTTGCTCAAAAAGTGCCAGAAAAGTGCCATTTTCAATTTAGCACTTCAATCCCAAGTGTTGTTGCTAATTCAATAACAGCCTTCCTTTTCTCTCTTTTGTATTGCCTTTCTTCGTAAGGAATATCAAGCATAATAGTTATATCTTGTAAGTTATGAATGAACTTCTCAAACAGTATCTTTCTATGAATGTGCTCAAGCTGATTCAAAATAGCATCGTATTTTTTAACCGCTTCTTGTGCTGCATGAACGTTATCGACATTATGAATTGCAGCATCTTCTACTTTTGAATGAAATTCATTACTGAAATTCGGTGGCGTTAATTTGTATGTTGTCGTCATTGTTGGCAATTTACGACTTCCTGCCATTACACGCAGCATTAAATAGTCTTTAAAGAACTTTCTTACTGCTCTGACTGTCTGAATGTAGTTAATATCTTCAACTTGTGGTAGATTGAATAGTTGTCCCATAAAGTCGCCCCCATCACTTTATAAATTTTCGATAAACTCCCTTATTTTCTCAACCTTTTCAGCTGTATCAATAAAAGATTCTTCACTAATTGCTTCAAATTCAATATTATAATTAGCGATTTCTACGTCCTTTCCGTCACAAATTGTTTCTCTTGTAAATACATTTAACTTTTCAATTTGCATTTTCATCCTCCTAAAACATATTTCCCCAAATCCATAAAATCCCTTTAACCGCTAATCCTAGTACAAAAATCAGCACTAGGACCCACAGAGTGTAAATAGTAACAGCTCCAATAAATTTCGCTACTTTATCAATCATTCCAAATCTCCTTATTTTTTTGATATTCGTTCATGTCAAAAATCTGATAGTATTCTTTTTTGTTTCTTTGTGTGTAATTGAAAACTACAGCCTTCGACACTTTGAAATGCTCAGCAATTGCGTAACATGTTAGCCCTGCGTTACGTAAATCAGCGAATTCACGAATTGTAATTTCCGCCCATTTTTTCTTTTTCACGATGCGATCGAACGTTTTGGTCCAGTAAGTTTTTTGCTTTTCTATTGTATTCTCGTTCATTAGTTGATTGAGTTCTTTTTGCAACTTTAGTAATTCGTCTAGTTCTACATCGTTATTTGCTATATAACTAATAATTTCCCGCTGCCTCGCTTTACTCTTCGTTATCTCCATTACTGTCATTTGTCACACCTCCACGAAATTTCGACCTTTCAGTTTCAAACACTTAATTGATTGCATATAACGCAGTTCGAAAAGTTTTTGTTTGATTCGAAACTCTTTTGTTAACATTCCTTTGATGTCGATTAATTCCTCATGTCCATCACTGTAACGAACGAGAAAATCAGCTTTATATTTAATCGCTCGATATAGCTTCCCGTTTTTCCGAAAGCTTTCTTGTAGCACAAACTCTGGCTGTAAATCGAAACTCACTACTTCCCCGCTCATTTTTAATAGTTTCAATTGCTGATAATAAGCTGCTTCTGCTTTGCTATCGAACTTTATATTGTCAATAACAACTTTTTTCGCATTATATTTACTTCGCGTACTCGTTCGCCTCGTTAATGACGAACGCGGTATACTTTGCCTCAATCTCTTCGTCCCCCATACTTTCGATTTCGCTAATTTGGTAGTTTGTGACTTCTGCAATCGCATTAGCCATTTGTCTGATGCTCATTGATCTATTTCTCAACTTTTTTATTGCTGTGTCTGCTGTCATTTTTATTCACCCTTTCCCTCAAAATGGCAAATCATCTTCATTAATATCAATCGGCTTACCTTCACTTGCAAATGAATCGCTCTTCTGACTCGTATCCGCTCGATATGAGCTTGTTTGATTGTTATTTGAATAATTAGCCTTGTTTTGGTAATTATTCGATGTAGCACCTTCTACGTTGTTATTTTTAGGTTCTAAGAATTGAACTGATTCAGCAACTACCTCAGTAACGAAAACACGTTTACCGTCGTTATCCTCATAATTACGAGTTTGAACACGTCCATCAACGCCCGCCATGCTTCCTTTCTTCAAGAAATTAGCAACGTTTTCTGCTGGTTTGCGCCAAACAACACAATTAATGAAATCTGCTTCTCGTTCTCCGTTTTGATTAGTGAATGTACGATTTACTGCTAATGTAAAAGTCGCGACTGCTACGCCTGCTGGAGTGTAACGTAAATCCGGATCTTTTGTTAATCGTCCTACAAGTACTACACGATTCATCATTCGTCTTCCCTCTCTTTCATCAATTCGCAATCAAGCAAATTTTCATCTTCAATTAATTTTATATGTGCATCTGGTCGATACATGGGATTGAACTCTGCTATTCGTATCGCCTCTTCCTCGTTCTCAGCTTCAACTTCGTACACTTCTTGAGATAAATATGTGATTTTATACTTCATTCCGCCACCTCTTTCAAACATTTTAATATTTTAAGTAGTAACACTCTTACAGATCGTTTTAAACGCCTTGACTGAAAGGAATATGTTTCATGTTGTCGGTACTTCATTCCTCCGCCTCTTTCCGAAGTACGTATTGTACAAGCCCACCCATCTGCTCAATATTATCTCCCACATAAGTAGCTGTCAGGATTTTCCATCCGTCATCAAGAAGCTTAATAAGTTCTTCTCCTTTATCTGCAAGAAAACCTACCTGAACTATTTTATGTTTCATTCCGCCACCTCTTCAAAACTTCTAATATCAATTTCTTCCACCATTTCAATCTTAAAACACGCTGGCAAATAATCTCGTTGTTTAGCCCATTCATATATCAAATCTGATAATTGTTCTTTATGTTCTTGAGTTACGTCATTCAAATATTCCTCCCCGCACTCTCCAACTTCGTCATAAACGCATTGAGCTATATTTTCAAGCAAAGTATCTACTTCTGTAGGAAATTCGACTTCTTCTATTTGACCAACGAAAAATGTATAAATGTTTTCATAATCCAAAGGTCGCATATTTAATCCATCAGATAAATCATAATCTCTGCGTTCATCATCATCTAAACTATTGTATTCAGTTAATAACTCAACTCCATAAATTATTGCTTCTTCTTTTGTGTCAAATCGTTCAAAAGCACCCCATCTTTCACCATCTGTACCATTTAACATCCATTGTCCGTGTTTCATTCCGCCACCTCTTTCAAAATAAAATCAATCACTCTGTAATATCTCTTTCTAAGCTTTTCGTTATCTCCATGCGTTTGTTCAACAGACGCTTTAAGTTCATCTAATGTTCCTTGGAAACAACCTGTTATCCATATGTCTAATTCTTTGATATATGCTATTTGATTGTTTTTACGTGTCGTATCTACTTGTACGCAGATTACTGTCAAGCCTTCTACATGTTGCCAGTTTACCCAATTTAAATTTACATTACTTAAATTTGCATAACTTAAATCTGCATTACTTAAATTTGCAAATCTTAAATTTGCATAACTTAAATCTGCACCCCTTAAATCTGCAAGTCTTAAATTTGCAAATCTTAAATTTGTGTTTTTTAAGTCTGCATTACTTAAATCCGCTCTATCGCCACCTTCGTTGAACAGCCATTTCCCATGATTCTCTAATATGATGTCTAACTCTTCTTGTTTCATTCCGTTCCCTCCAATAATTCCGGATTTTCGTGTATGTTGCCGATAACTTCCATATGCTTTACTAACGAACTGCCATTTTGGTTCAACACATAACTAGGCTCGCCCTTGTATGTTGTTTTAAAACATGCTCCGTCATAAACGATGGATGTAAAACAGAATGTTGGCTCAACATCTCCCGCAAATGAATCTGTGTATTTATTGATATTTGAAAATGCCGTTACAACATCCCCTTCGAAAATCTTCTTGCCGTTTTTGTCTTTTAAACCTGTGTATTGCATAAGCACGACATCATCAAAGCTGTACCAGTCGACGCACAGCGTACATTTCGCATTACCACAACCGCTCACACCTACAGCTTCTGTTTCGTTAAAGCACAAATCCGTAACAGGAAGCATTTTCTTTTTTCTTTTTACAAACGCTCTAAATCCAATCGCTCTCATGCTTCACCCTCCGCTTCCTCAAAAGAAAAGAAGTTAATAGGTTCTAACTCCGCAATTTTGTACAATTTTCCACTCTCTTTATATCTCCAAGCATGTTTTTTTAACATTTCTAAGTCTTTAAACACTGCTAGAGTTCCTTTACTACGATGTTTAGCAACCTGTAAATCCTCGTCAACTATTGCATATAATTCCATATTTACGCCTCCGCTTCCTCAACAAGAACAGCAAACTGCCAATATATTTCGCCTCCAGGTATGCCTTTAATTTCCGCTTCTGTTAATTTGGTTCTCCATTCCTTATTTTCATTGATAATTGATCCAGTAATAGATGTTTCATCAGATTGTACATTTAACAAAACATACATATTAATCACTTCTAATTCGGCTGCGTCATCGTTCCATGTTGAAAGCGGCAACCTTACATAATAAAGCGGTTCTTTCTCGACTTCGTAGCCGTCAAGCCAAGCGCGGGCGAGTAGTTCTTGATTATCAGCTGATGAAATTAACCATTCGTACATTTCAGCAGACATATCAGAATCTTCATAGTCTAACAAACAAGCTAAATCGTATTCTCTTTGTTTACAGTGTTTTATCCAATCCGCGGCAAACCGAGGAACGGCTATCAATTCCGGCTCTTTTACCTTAACGACATCCTCAAATTTCCGGAAAAACCAACTTAAATCTGAAACTTTCAGGTCTACCCAACCAACATCGTTGTTAACACGTTTTATTGTGCCAATGATAAGTTCATTATTTTCTATAAATTGCACTTTATCGCCTTCTTTAAATCTCATGCTTTTTCCTCCTTAAAAAGGTTTAATTGCATTGGTGGCTCAAAATTACACCAAATAATTTCTTGCCTATCAGATTTCTTTTCTGATGTTATTCCTACTTTTGTCATCGTTTTAAGCACTGGCCAGTCTGATAACTCCTGTTTATATAGCTCTGATTCGTAACCGCTTAACATTACTTTGCCATCATGATTTTTAAGCACTTTTAGTAACTCTTTGTGTTGCTCTAAACTAAAGTCATGCTGATAATGTGAACTTGCTAAAGAAGTTGCAACATATGGCGGGTCACAATATATCAGTGTATCTTTATCGTTATGCTGTTCAATCAGTTTAATTGCATCTACATTTTCGATTTGAGCGTCTTTCAGTCTTGCTGCAGCTATTCCGATGCGGTTATACATGTCATTCCACTCATATGCGTTGTAAGGACCATTCCAAGACACGTTTTTTCTAAATCCAACATTTGCATTAGTCTTGCCTCCGACGGCAAACCAGAGTCTCACGGCCATTCGTCTGGCATCCTCTAATGAATCGCTTGTTATTTCTTGAGAAAGCATATACTCTTCACGAGAATACAGCGTGTGCATGATTAAATACTGCAGTTTTTCTGGATTATCACGCATTGCTTTAAAAAGATTAACTAGTCGACCGTCTAAATCGTTTATCGTCTCTAAAGTAGCTTTTTGCTTGTTCATAAAGACTGCACATGATCCGCAGAATGGTTCTAAATAACTTTTATGCTCCGGCATATTTTCAATTATTAAATCTGCCAAACCCCATTTACTGCCGGGATAATTAAGTATTCGTTTCACGCCTGCACCTCATTCCTAGCCGCTAACTGCGCTTTAATTTCAGCGACTTGTTTTTCTAAGTCTTCGCTTGATCCTGTTGTTGAAGTTTCTTGTTTTGTTTGTTTCTGGTCTTTGTCGAACCAGTCCGGCAATACTTCTTCTTTAACTGGTTTGTTATATTTGTTGTAAGTGGGCTTGTTATATNTCTTTGTCGAACCAGTCCGGCAATACTTCTTCTTTAACTGGTTTGTTATATTTGTTGTAAGTGGGCTTGTTATATTTTTGCTCTAACTCTATCTGTCGTTGTTTTTCCGCTGCATCAACATCAGCTATTGTTTTAAATCCTCTGCTTTCCCAGTTTTTAAGAATCTTATTAACATAAGCGTAATTACGTTTGTTAGCTCCTTGCTCTGATGTAACTTCCAAAGCCTTCATGACAATTTCTCGATTACCTGCAAAATCATCTACCCANTTGTTTTTCCGCTGCATCAACATCAGCTATTGTTTTAAATCCTCTGCTTTCCCAGTTTTTAAGAATCTTATTAACGTAAGCGTAATTACGTTTGTTAGCTCCTTGCTCTGATGTAACTTCCAAAGCCTTCATGACAATTTCTCGATTACCTGCAAAATCATCTACCCAAGCAAGTAATTTTTCTAGTTCAACCGGAAGCATCATTCCGAATCCATTTTGTTCCCAAAAATCTTTGAAATTTAAATCGCTGTTGTTGTTATTCTTACATTCTTTAGTTCTTACATTCTTGTTAGTTGTTAGCTGTTTGTTAGCTGTTTGTGAGTCGTTTGTTAGCTGATTGTTAGCAAGTGTGTTAGGTTTATTTTCTGACTCTTGATAAACGCCCCAGTTTACTATGTTTATAAGAGTGTTTACCTTTGTTGATTCCTTTGTTAGAAATCCGTAATTTTCAAATCTTTTTAGCGCTGTCCTGACATTTTGCGAAGAGATACCTTTGCCACACTCCGCTGTAATTGACTTAATACTTGTGACGAATTCACCTGGTTTTGCTTTGAAAGGTTTCCCCATCCACTCCCACTCGTTTTCCTTGTGATTTGCCATCATTAACAAAGTCACAAGGATGGTTTTTTGCTCGGGTGTAGAGCTTCTCCATATTGGTTTTTCTTTCAAATCTCTATGCAATTTAACCCACCCATGTGACATAAAATTGCCTCCTACTAATTAACTTGTTTTTACACTTCTATTCCTGTAACTCTAAATCAAATAAATCTGCTTCTTGCGGTTGAACGCCTTTACTTAAATCTTTTTGTTCCAAGTCAATTATCTTCGTAAGAGCAACTAAATTCTGTGCGCTTAGCTCGTCTGGTTTAACATTAAATTTGGAATCAATTAGATCGCTTAAATAAGTTCTTTTTAAGTTGTAAGTTTCTAGTTTTTCTTTGATTATTTCCCATTGTGTCGCTTTCGCGTCTTCTTCTGTCACTGTGTTTTCTTCGTCTGTTTCTATTGTTTTTTGTGCTGGCGTAATATCCTTACGTTGACCTGGATTGTATTCTTGCTCGTTTTCAATTCCGTTGCTTGGAAGCATTTCGTCTTCTCCGATTTCAATTCCAAATTGTGTTTTAGCAGCACGTTTAATTAAATGTTTTTTGAACATATCATTAAAATATTTGCACCAAGTAGCTTTATTATTTCCATTTTTCATGTGCTCGACTTCCTCTACATCCATCACGACTACAAAATCCGGAAAATTCTCTTTACGTGCAATTGCATAACCGCCTGTAACTTTGCCGCGTGGAAAGCCAAATTCATGTTTTGTTACAGTCATTACGCCTTGTTCATTTCTTCCGAATCTAATTTCGTCTTTCTCATGCACTAATTGAACATCAATGCCTCTGTATCCTTCTGAACGTCTTGCAAGATATTCCACGCCTTCTACTGAAATTTGTATATTCATTTGATTACCATATTTGATGAAATAGACATGATTCAAAAACGGATTTAAACCGCTGTTTTTACATACTTGAACAAATAGTTCAAACTCTTGTGGTGTTGAGTTTTTAGCAATAGTTTGTTGCATTGTTCTTAGTTTTTCTTCATCAAAATTAGCTACCTCGTAATTATTTTGCGTGTCAATTAATTCATTATTCATTTTCAGAAACTCCTTTTACTGTGAATTTTGTTTTCTTAACAGTTGCTGTAATTAATTGCCCTGTTGGTTTTGGTAATTCGATAACAGATTCTGCATTATCTGCAAAAAGAGGAACCATTGTTTCAGCTTTTAGGCTTAAAGCGTTCGCAAACTCAATGCCTGCAATAATTTTTTCAGCAGTAGATAATTTGCTATAGGGCTTTCGTTGCCACTCCACTTCGAATGTTGGCTTTTCTGTACCATTTTTTAGCACTTCATATAACTTAATCGTGATGTTTTCGAACAATCCATTCACTTTTTCAACCATCAAATCACTTCTTTTAGCTTTAAATCGTTTTATAGCTTCAACAATTGATTGTGATTTATTGCGTTGTTTTCTAATGCGCTGTTGTTCAAGTTCTGACTCAGCAATTTTTTTGTGTAAGTTTTCAGTTTGACTGACTGATTGAATGTAACCACTTAACTCTAGTATTTTTTCGTCAATTTCTTTATATTTAATACGATCAAAGTTTTTCTCCGGATTTTCTAGTTTAGCTAAACGCGCTTTTGATGCTTCTAATTCTTCAACCATTATTTTTCCTGCTGTTACAAGTCTGTTATAATGTTCTTTTTGATGTTGAATTGCATATTCGATAGAATCACTTTGTAAAGTTTGTCCACAATATTCACAGTTTTCTTCTATTTTTTGTTCTCGCACATTTAATGCTTCTTCTCTTTTTCTAAGAATCCTTTCTTTTAGCGCATTTATTTTTTGTTCTGCATCTGCATAATCAATTCGTAATTGCACATTTTTATCCTCTTCCGATTCAATTGCTGTTCTTTCTGCGATTAAAGCGTCCTTTTGCTCTGTAATCTCTTGGATATCCATGTTTACTTCGCTAGCATTTGACAGTTGTTCTTTAAGTGTCAATACTCGTTCAGAAGCACGCTCATACTGTTTATCAGAGTTTTTGAATGTTTCTCTATTCACTGCTTCTAAATCGTCTAAAAGATGCTTATTGAGCTCTGTAGAAAGAAGTGTTCTATCAATCTCGTTCATTTCTTCTAAAACTTCTTTTTCACCTGGTTCAGTCACATAAGAAAGTAATTGCTCTCGCTGTGTTTGCCAATGTTGTGAAAAGAAATAACCGGGACTATATAGTGAATAAAATAGATTCTTTTCAAATAAAGAGTCAATCATATCAGCGAATTCAGTTGCTTTTCGAGGAACTTCATTAATTGCATATTTAGCCGTTTTCTTTTGCTTTTTAGTTAGTAACAAATCTTTTCCATCTGCGTTTATTAATAGCGAAACATGCACTTCCTCTTCCGTTCCAAGCGGCTGTGGTTCAATCTTTGTACCTAACAAGTCCGTGCCATAAAGTAGCCATGTTACTGCTTCGCCGACACTTGTTTTACCGAAACCGTTTTTGCCACTAATTTGTGTTACTTGTTCATAGTCCACTACTAAATTTTTATGATTCTTGAAATTTTCTAAAGTAAGTTGTTTAAATACGATTTTCATATATGTTACCTCCATTGATTAATATGTGAATTTGAGGTATAATTTCATTAAGGTAATATCTCAAATCCCGGACCCACACTGCTATGTGGGTCTTTTTTATTCTTCGTTTTCCGCCTCTTCTTCATTAGTACGCTCCAATTCCTCTAAATATTCGTTATGCCAAATTTGGCTTATCCTTTCAAAACTGGACCAACAAGCATCAACAATCATCGGATTCTCAACCATGTTTATCACTTCCTCTCAGCCAATAACCAGCGATCACTGACATAAACGACACGAAAATCATTACTGCAAAAACATCCATTATCTTGTGACCTCCTCATAACCTTTTAACTTTAACTCTTCGATATAGTCCGCCATTTTCTCGCAACCTGTTTCAATAAGCGGGATTTTTTGCCGGAAAGCTGGATTAGCGATCATTTTCGTTCTGTCGTCTATGAAAATCTCACTATTACCGAAAATCGTTTGTTTCCGAAAAACTCTTTCTGTCATTGTTGTAGCCTCCTAAATTAAAATTAGAATTAAAATCAAATTACATAAGTTTATTAACGCTAATGCAGCCGCTATTATGACTAAGGTGCTGAATAAAAGTTGGTTCTTCATCTTTTGACCTTCATTCTGAAAATTTCTATCCAATTTTCCTTTACAAATTCTTGCATCCGTTCTGGCTCAATGTACCATTGCTTTCCTTTGCCATCCGCATATACCACAAATCCGCCTTTCGTAATATCCAATTGATCTACAAAACGTGGATTATTAAGAATACAATCTCTAGCAAATGATTTTTCTAAACCTGTCTCTTTTGCAAATTCATCTAGCCCCCACACTAAAGCCATATTTTTTCACTCCTTTACTAAACCGTTTTTTTGATAGAATTTATCTCGACTTTCTAAAATTTGTTGTAAATTAATGTTGAATGCTTTCGCTATACTTGTGTTAAGCGTTAATGCTGTTGCGATTACATCTGTTATTTCTGAAATAGCTTGTTTTGCGGCTTCTCGTTGTAACATGTCACCTTTTCTCAAATTGAATGTCATCGTTTCTAATCCGCTTTTTAACGCATTTACTGCTTCTGTTACTTCTAGTTCAAAGCGACAAGTTAAAGCCGCATGGTGACTGTCCAGCCCGTTCAGTAGAGGCGGAATCATTCCATTGCTAAATTCATGTGCGAATAAGTAAGTACTCTGTGGCTCGTTGTAGCTATCAATTAACTGTTCTGCTTGTTCAAGTGAAACTGTTCGCTTTCCTTTTAACTGATTGCTTATTAAGGCTGGCGTTACATAACTATCTATCGCTAGTTCTTTTTGCGTGCGAGTTTCTGCTAAAACTTGCATCGCGATTGGTGCTGATGTTGATTTTTGAAACATAATATCTCAATCCCCTTTGTATATTTTTTAGCGACTAATTAACAACTTATCGTTATATACTATTGTTAGTCGCTCCCCGGTGACTGTAAGTTGTCTGCGAGCGTCGTTGTGGTAGGCGGCGCTTAAATTACTTTTAAAGCTTCTAATTCATTTGATCTAATCCCAAACTGGATAGCCATTTCTTTTACAACAGTTAGATAAATTTCAATTAAGCGCTGTTCTTCAGCAATACAATCTAATTTATTTAATTTCTTTATAGCTGTTGGACTCATCCCTTTTGCCGCCATTTTTGTTTGCCGATTCTCTAATCGTCTATTTAAATCACAATGCGCACGACTCTCAAAACGTTCATAGCTCATTTGAATAATGCTTCTAAAAGGTTCCGCACCTCCGAAATTTGCCGCGATTTTTCTCAAAATTACTGTTACTTTTTCTCTCCATTCGTTAGCATTAACGCTGAAAATCAACTTCATGTTTTTAACTTCTTCTTTTACTTCTTTAGCTTCTTTTTCAGCGTTCGCTACTGCTAAGAACATTTGATTAAACATTTGTAGTTCCGGACTTAACTGCGAAGTATCAAGTTGAGCTTTGATGTGATTTTCCATTTTGTTAAATTCATTGATGTATTGAAGCTTAAATTCAATTGCTCTTTTTCCGGTGAATCCCATTGCCAGTAAAGTAAATCCATCACGGTTCATGTAAATCATTCGGTAGGTTTGTTTGTTTTGCGGGTGTACATAAGAACTTTCTTGGAAAAGGTCTGCCGAATTTTCGGCTGCCCCTCTCAAATCGTCTATAGCTTCTAAAACATGTTTATGTTTCTTCTCGAAAACCTCAGCTACATTTAATGAAGTTGTAACTGGTTGATTATTTTGTAGTACAACTAAATTAGTCATTTTACTCCCCCTATGAATATGTTCTTCCTTTTACTAGTAACTCAAGTTTCAATTTCGTTAAATTGCCAACCGACGAATGAATGGTAAAGTCTGTAACACCAAATAGTTGAAAGCTGTCAAGAGTAATTGATTTGTTAGTTACTTCTAATTCATGCAGTTTTGCTTTTTTATGATTCTTACTCAAATATCTTATGTTCATTATCTAACCTCCTGTTTTGTTTTCCTTTCATTTTAGACACATATAGTGTCTTTATTATCAAAAAAAATATCTTCAATTGGCACATCATAATAGTTTGCGATTTTGTTAGCTAGTTTTAACGAGGGAGTCCGGTCTCCTCTCTCAATTGCCCCTAACATTTGAGGTGTTATTTTTAAATCTTTCGATACCTCCCGTCTTGTTTTTGATTTCCTTAGCTCAATAAGCCTGTTTCTCATTTTTTCACCCCCATAAGAAACGTTTTGTTTCTCTATAAACATACTATATCAGAAACGTATTGTTTCTGTCAAGGTTTTTAGAAACTTTTTGTTTCTACACTAAAAAATTAATGGACTGGAAACTAATTGTTTCTTATAATATACATATAGAAAGCGTAGGTGTTAGAAATGTTTAGTAAAAGATTATCTGAGTTGCGAAAGAAAAAAGGTTTTTCACAATACAAATTAGCGGACGAACTTGGATTTTCTAGAGGTCAAGTAGCTAATTATGAACAAGGTACAAGAGAGCCCGACTATCAAACATTACTGAAAATAGCTGAATTTTTTAATGTATCTACTGATTATTTATTAGGAAGAGACGATAATAATCTCGCTGACACAATCGCAGCACACATTGATTCAAACGCAACAGAAGAAGATATAAAAGAAATACTTGCTTATATAGAAGAAAAAAGAAAAGAACATGCAAATGAAAAAGAAATAAATATCACAGAAATAGCTTCAAAAGAAGATGAAGAAATAAATAAATTTGTTGATGAAAACGAAGATTTTAAAGTTGTTGCAGCTCGAGTAATGAATGACGCTGAAGCAGTCAAAGCTGTTAAGTCATTTATTGAATATTATGAGCAACAGAAAAAAGATTAAAGTATAATTTATTTACTTACTTGACTCTTGACTTGTAATTTATTTACTCGTTATTGCTATTGATTATTAACTTTCTGTGAAAACGTGATATTTCTTATAAAAATTATGTATAATGTAAGTGCAACGTTGCAATAAAATACAACGGGGTATAAATACATGAAAACTTTAGATGAACTGAACGTACAACATGATATAGTGATACTAGAACACGAATTCACTTCTTGTTCATTCACTTTTAAAAAAGAAATTTTCATAGTTATTGATTGTAGATTAAGTCAAAGCGAGAAACTGGAAGACATCGCAAGACTGTTGAATAAAATATAACTATGTAACCAGTTTGCGGCCGCGGATTGGTACATAAAAAAGGGAGATTACGGGATGATAGCTTTATTTGTACTAGCTGGTTTATTTATTTTTATTGGCATTATGTTTTTAGCTGCATCACAACTACCAGGAATAGCTTTAGTTGAATTTGCATTTGCCGCTCTTTTCATCTGGCTTGCTTTAAGAATAAAGAGAAAAAAAGGCACATACGTAAAGTTTGATACAAAAACAATTCCTGAAAATTCACCTCAGATTAAACTGAACTTTGGTTTAGCTCAACAAGATTTAGGTTTTCAAATTAAAAGCGCAGCTGGAACAACTTACAACATGATTCAATTAATCCCTTCAAACAAGATAATTTTTTTATCAAAAAATGGTCTTGTGACAAATGACGAATTTTATTTCGTTGATTATAAGTGGTTAGGCGCGACCTACAATACTCACACTAAAACTAATAGTAAAGCTGGGAAAACTATAGCTGGTGGAGTTGTTGGTGGGCTTGTTGGTGGAGGCGCAGGGACTGTAGTAGGTGCAGTAGCAGGTAGTAGTGGTAAAACAAATAGTACTTCAACGCAAATTGAAAATAAATCCAAAGCAATTTTTTACTTTTATAATAAAACAAAAGATATTGATTTAGTAACAGAATTAAACATTACATCAAAAGATATAGTGAAGCTTGAAAGATTTGTTAAATATGTAAAATAAAGAGAGCCTCCGGGCTTTTCTTTTTATCGAAAAAAAGAACGTATGTGCGAAAGGAGGTACTAGCATGGCTAATATTGTAAAAACTGAAACAGGTTGGAAATATCGCGTTTCATATAAAGAAGCTGGGAAGTATAAAGTAAAGAGCAAAAGCGGATTTCCGACAAAAAAGCAAGCTTTATTAGCAGCTTCTGAAATGGAAGACAAATTACATCGAGGAGTAGACATAAACGCTGGTGAATCAAATTTCGTTGAGGCTTTTAAAGAATGGTATACAACTTTTAGAAAGCAAAAAAAATCAATTGAAAATGATAAACATTATGATTATGCAATAAAATTTTGTGAAAAATATTTTGTTGGATTAAAAATAAATGATGTTAATAGAACAACATATCAAAAAGCTATTAATGAATTTGCGAAAACACATGCGAAGGAAACTACAAGAAAGCGTCACGTCTATGTTAGGTCATTTATTCGAGAAATGGTTTACGAAGGTGTAATTTTACGAGATCCGACAGCCCGTGTTATTATTCCGGATGATGAAACTACTTATAAAGATTTAAAAGCTCTATCAGAAGAACAAGTCAAAAAATTAGTAAAAGAATTGAATAATCATTTCAACCCTGCTCATTCTTCAATATCAGTTATTTTATTTGCTATAGCCTCTGGGGCAAGGTTTTCTGAAATAATTGGCTTGACATGGGATTGTATTGACTTTGTGCAAAAAACAATAAAGATAAATAAAACATGGGACTATAAAGACACAAATACCTTTAGTAATACAAAAAACTACTCTTCAAATAGAATTATCACTATTGATGATAATACACTGTCTATGTTAAATAAGATTAAGGTTTATCAATCAGCCGAGAAATTAAAGGACTCATCATTTAACAAAAACAAATTGGTTTTTATTAATACTAACAATGTTCCACCTTCTAACAATGCTATAAATAAGTCATTAAGGCGCTACTGTACAAAATTAGGCATCAATAATGCTATTAGTGTTCATGGATTACGCCACACGCATGCTACGCTTCTTTTATATAATGATTGTAATATAAAATATCTATCTAAAAGATTGGGGCATAACACTATAGTAACAACGTTAGAAACTTACTCGCATGTAATCGATGAAATGGAGCAAAAAGAATCTTATAAAGTAAATGAGTTAATGAACAAGATTAATGAAATTTAA